TTATCTCTTAATACACCATTCTTTCTAACTGATTTCCATCTTTCTTCATTCGCGTATAATACAGGAACTTTAATTATTTCATTTGCTTCTCTAACAGTAGGTTTCATTATATTCTTTATATGATTCATAACAGATGTATCAATATCTTTTAATGTAATAGAATAATTTTTAGTATAATCTTTTCCCGGATTTACTGAACGAGAACGATTACCTTTTGCAGTATCATTCTTAAATGACTTCTGTAATGACCTATCAACTTGTGATGTTGTTGTTATATGTTTGTTAGTAATATTCTTAACAGCCATTATACTTTCTCTCCGTTTCGTCTACGTTCTCGTATCCGTAGTGCTCTTAATTTATCTTTTTTAGTCAATACTTTACCTTTTATTAATTCTGATGTAATTGTATTTTGGTCAACTTTACTGATAGCTATCTCTCGTTGTATATCTACCTCAATAGCTTCTGTTCCAGTTTGACTTTCACTATCACCGATTTTATTTCCGAACTTATCAATCTTACCTAACATTTTAGACATCATTTCTTCTAACTTTAAGTTACCATTTTGTTCTGTTGGAATTTGATATGTTTGTTCACCGTAGATGTCATCATCTGGTGTTTCTTTAATATTTCCGTCAATCTCTATTTGTACATCATTTTCAATGGGTCTATAATTAGGACTAAATGTATCAATCTTTGTTATTATTTTATCTGTTATTCGTTGAACTGCCATTATTTACTCCGTTCTTCTATTTGTAATCCCGACATTCTGCTTCTATGTGCTTTAACAATTATACTATGTTTAAAGTTCTGGTGACCTGCAATCAATTGTGGTTCTGTTACCGAGTTCATCTCAAAATAAATACCATTCCAATCAACAATATCACCGATTTCTGGATAGAAGTCAGCTTCTGATAATGTTGTTCTGTGGAAATACATCTCGATTGATGTGTTTAGGTCTGGACCTAAGTCATTTAATTCTATTTCTGGTTCTATATAGTTAATAAGACAATTTACTCTAAATCCGTCATTATAATATTTAGTTGTAGATTCACCGTACATATTACCTTCTGTATTCTCTATTGAAATCTTATAGATGTCTACTGTCTGTCCTATTATCTCATCAATAAGTTCTTCGTTAAGCGCGTCGAATAAATCTACTTCTTTTTGTGGAACGAAAAATGGTTTATTAGTTGCCATATACTTATCCTATGTAAATCCCAAGTGGTGCTTTGTTCAACACTTGTTGATTTGCTTCTGCTTCTTCGGCTTCTGCTTTTGATTTTTCTGTTATTGACATTGAATCTAAAAATTCTTTTAATTCTTCAAGTAATTGTTGTTTTTCTTCTCTACCTTCAGATTTCAATGATTCACCATCCATTGTTACTTCACCATTCGGTAATGGCATTGAAGCATATTTACTTCTGATGATACCTAATAATTCTTTTGACAAGGCTAATGTCATCTTCCGTATCCACTGTCTACCAGATGAGTTTATTTCATTATATGTTATAGATTTATATGGAACATTACTTGGGTCTGTTACTTTATTCGTTGTATGTGTTCGTGTAGTAGATTTGGCTTCACTTCTAATTTGATATTCAAACCATACTTTATCTCCAGCATCTGCATCTTTCGGTATTGGGAATATTCTTACTTTATTGTTTACCAATTCAAATGAATAATTAGATTTTCTAACTTTATCACTAGTTTCAATGGTCTGCATTCTTGTTATATCATGTGAAATCGGTCTCATTATGAATGAAATTGCTGGTGAAGTTCCCCCCATACCCATACCATCTAACATTTGTTGTTGGTCAAATGAACCAGCATATGGGTCATAGAATTTACTAGACGCGGATGGACCATAGTTAAATATTCGCTGTATTTCAAGTCTATCACCTTCTTTTTCAAGTGTTGAATCATTCTCTAAATCATATTCTTGTTTACTACTTGATAACGTGATTGAACCACTATACATTTCAACACTGCCACCGACATTAACAGCTTCACCATATTGTTCTGATAAGAATACTGCTGTTCCCATGTTTCCGTGTTGTACACCTACACTACCAGTTCCCATCATTGATGATGACCCACTACTACCAAATCCAGAACCACTTAATTTATTGTCAGAACCATAAGAGTTCCACATCCAATTCTTTATATTATAATTATTTATATGTTGTGAATATTCTGATACAGATTCTTCAAACATGGCATAAATTGAACCGGAATCAAATTCAAGTTGCATAACAGGATGTCCAAGTCTACGAGCTACGAATTTACATATACTCAAACTTTCACTCTGAAACGCCGGGTCGGCGTCATAAAGTCCGTATGGTGTTGAACTTGTTACTTGTGATACTGATGTTGGGTCTGCATATAAATAAGCGAATTTTGACATTTATCTTTCTCCAAAAAGGGTATTATTCTTCATATATAAATATCAATAGAAACAAAAAAGGATGAGAAATTAATCCCACCCTTTTAAGTTTGTTTATTGTTTTACGGTTTAGTTATTATACTTCTGTAAATGCAGTTGTTCCGGCTTCTGAACCATCACCGTTATTAAGGGTAATAGCTTCAACTGCCCAACCGTTTGCTTCTCCAGTTGTGTTTAATAATCTTACAGTTGTACCAGGTCCACCATCACCATCATCATCTCCGGTAATTGTCAATGTATTTTCAGCTGCAGTTGACATATCACTAACTGACGCTACACCTCCACCTATACGCCTAGTAGTAGAACCAAGTGCAAAATTATCATCAACTGTCGTATATGTATGAACTGCTGCATTGGTTATTCTAGCATCATAAAATACATTAATGAAATCACCGATATTACTACTAGCTGCTGAGGGTACTACCACGGCAGCTGCGGCAGCCAGTCCTTTATAATAAGTGTTAACTACTAAAGTTAAAGCATCACTAATTGCTCCTGGTGCTGCACCAGCAGTAGCTGAATCTTGAAATGTTCTCTTCGCTTTCAATTGTCCAGTACTCGTTATTGCTCCACATGCCACTGTACCAAGTCCTGATACATTACCACTTGTATCAAATGTATAATTTCCATCTGATAATGTTCCTGTTAATGTTATGTTGGTAATATCGGATAAGTTACCCGTTACTCCACCACCATCTCTTAATGATAAAGCTGATCGTTTTCCACCAACTTTATATTTACCTATTCTTGTTGCCATTTTATTTCTCCTAAAAGTTAGTTTTAACTAAACTCTATTGTACCATCTTGATCACCAGTACCTTGATTAGTTGTTACAGCTTCGACCGCCCATCCTTGTGCTGCTCCAGTTACATTTGTGAATCTCACGATTGTTCCTACACCACCATCACCATTTGTATGTCCAGTGATTGTAAGTATATTATCAGCTGCTACTGATAAATCACCTCTTGATGGAGAGTTATCTCCTCCTATACGAACTGCGGTTGAACCGAGTGTATAAGCTGTATCTGTAGTAGTTGTATATGTGTGAGCTTGTCCATTAGTAATTGCTGTATTATAATAAACAACAATAAAATCACCAATACTTCCAGCTGCTGCTGAAGGTATTGTCATCGCAGTTGCTGCTGCAATAGATTTATAATGTGTATTAACACTTAATGCTGTTGCTGAAATATCTGTTGGTGCTGCGTTTGATGTAGCTGCGTCTTGAAAAGTTTTAGCTGCTTTCATTTCTCCAGTACTTGTGATTGCTCCAGATGCTATTGTACCTAAACCAGATACATTACCACTTGTATCAAATGTATAATTACCATCTGAAAGTGTTCCTGTAAATGATAAATCTCCACGAGTAAGATTTAAATCACCTCCTACGGCACCACCAGTGTCTACGAGTGATAAAGCTATTTCTTTCTTAGTAGCCTTATATCCACCTATTCTTTTTGCCATTTTATTTCTCCTAATGTCGAGTCACTACTCTCAGGATTATTTAATTCTTTTTATACTAACCATGTTTAGTGACTACTTTAGCTAGTAAATTATACTCTATAATTCATCTATAAATATCAATATAAAAAGAAAAACCCTCTAAATTAATAGAGGGTTTCTCAACGATATTATATTAAAGTTTAACTTATA